AAAGGATTTTGCACGATAGGTGAAGTAGAATACAATAGTGCAGCATACGTCGCAGGATATATCCAAAAAAAGATAACAGGAAAACAAGCAGATGAACACTACGTCAATAAAAAAACAGGCGAACTTAGAGAACCAGAATACGTCACAATGTCAAGACGACCCGGAATTGGAAAACAATGGTTTGACATTTACAAAAAAGAATGTTATACTACAGACAGTATTGTGGTTAACGGAACTGAAACAAAGGTACCCAAATATTACGACAAACAGTACGAACTGACTAATCGGGAGGAATTAGCCAGAATAAAAAGAGAAAGGCAGCAGCGAACACCGCAACAGATATTTGACAACACGCCGGAACGGCTAGCAGCAAGAAAAGAAGATGCAATAGCAAAATTTAAACTTTTCAAAAAAAGGGAGTTTGAAAATGAAAAATATTGTCAATGAGATGAGTGCAGATGATTTTCAAGAAAATCTGGAAAAGAAACTAGAACAGTTCGAGCATAAAAAGTATCAAGATATGACAGTTGCAGAAATGATAATTGCGTATCAATATTTGGATTTAATGAACCACAAATTATTTATAAGGGAGAAATAAAATGATAAAACATGTGTATTCAGTCTACGACAATAAATGCGAATTTCACAAATTTACTTTCGCACAGAGAACAAAAGGTGAAGCAATACGTACATTTACCGATTTAGCAAACGATGCAAATACGGAAATATGTAAACATCCCGAAGACTTTAGTTTATTCTTCATAGCAGATTTCGACGAAACTAAAGGCGAATACAAAAATGTAACTCCACCCGAACATCTCGGGCTCGCTCTGGAGTTCAAAAAACAAAATGGATGATTTCGAACGTAATAGCACATACGAGCAGCGGAAAGAGTTTAAAGAATTTATAGAACTAGAAAAAAAGTTGTTGAAAAATATGTCGAACAAATACGAGGAAAAAGAAAATGAAAAGTACCATGCATCAATTCAACCGGGTTCCGGATGTAAGACTTCCCAGAAGTAAATTCAATAGGTCGCACGGTCTAAAAACGACTTTTGGAACCGACTTCCTCTACCCTATCTACACAGATGAGTACCTTCCCGGGGACACTTTCAACCTCAAAATGACGGCGTTCGCGCGTCTAAGTACGCCCCTTAAGCCCATCATGGATAATCTTTTTCTCGACACTTTTTTCTTTGCAGTCCCGAATAGGCTCGTATGGGCTAACTTCCAGAAGTTCTGCGGTGAGCAGGATAATCCGGATGATGATGTTACCGCTTACATAATGCCAAAGATAATCGCTTCCGGTTCTACAGGATTTACAGAGGGGAGTCTCTCAGATTATCTCGGTTTGCCGACAAAAGTGAACTCCCTCACTGTGTCGGCTTTATGGCATAGAGCATATAACCTTATATGGAACACATGGTTCCGGGACCAGAACTTGCAGGACAGTGTAGTCGTCGATACTGACGACGCAACAAGCGATATCGCTGACTATGTACTCCTCAAAAGAAATAAAAGACACGACTATTTTACGTCGTGTTTACCCTCGCCACAGAAAGGCGATGCAGTACAAATGCCGCTTGGATCCACGGCTGACATAATCGGAACTAATACTGATATATTAATGCATAACAATAACGACGAGGACAGAACTCTTTATGGTACAAGCGGAAGTGCTACCATAAGTTTCGCAGAAGGTAACCTCTCAAACAGCGGTGCTTTAAGGTGGGGATTACATGATGATTATTCAATTACAGGATTAAAAGCTGACCTTGCAACTGCAACAGCTGCAACAATTAATTCTCTCCGTCAGGCATTTCAAATTCAGAAACTCTTAGAACGTGATATGAGATCCGGAACTCGCTACAGGGAATTGGTGCGTAGCCATTTCCTCGTTGAAAGCACCGACCAGAGGCATATGGTTCCAATTTATCTAGGGGGAAATTCACAAAGAATAAATGTTTCCGCAATTCCTCAGCAGTCGGCAACCGGAGCAACCGGAACACCTCAGGGGAACCTTGCTGCTATGGGTACAGTATCCATGCAGGCAGGCTTTACACAATCCTTTACAGAACATGGGATAATAATTGGACTTGCAAACATTCGGGCGGATTTGACCTATCAGGCTGGGGTAAATCGGGCCTTCTCCCGTAATACCCGGTATGATTTCTATTGGCCGTCTTTCGCGAATCTCGGTGAACAGGTTGTATACAATAAAGAGATTAATGCACTTAACGATTTGGACCCTGTAACCGGCGATGACGGCCCGTTTGGCTATCAAGAGAGAGGGGCCGAATACAGGTACCACCCGAGCATCATTACCGGGCTCTTTAGAAGCAACGCTACTGGCTCAATTGACATTTGGCACCTTGCTCAGGATTTCGGCGGTACTACTCCTGTATTAGGTTCCGATTTCATTGAGGAAAATGTACCCATTAGCCGAATAATGGCAGTACCTGCAGAACCGCCTATTATATTCGACAGTTACTTCGAATTAATTTGTGCTAGGCCCATGCCGGTATATTCAATCCCGGGCATGATAGACCACCTGTAAAGGGGGAAACATGGCTATTGGTGAGGTAATAGGAGCGCAATTAATTGCTTCTGGTGCTAGTGCATACGGCCAGCAGCAAACAAATCAAGCGAACGCCAATCTCAATAGAGAGAATAGAGATTGGAACGCTTGGCAGGCTGAACTCAACAGAGAATTCCAACAGAATATGTCGGGTTCCGCTTATACCCGGGCTGTAGCAGATTTGAAACGTGCAGGCATTAATCCAATGCTTGCATATATGCAGGGCGGAGCGTCTTCGCCTAGCGGTTCTACCGCTTCAAGTCAAGCAGCAGAAATGGAAAATCCATACAGTGATAGGGGCGAATTTTCCAATGCAGTAAAATCTCAAATAAGTTCAGGATATGAGAAACAAAGAGTCGATAAAGAATTAAAATTAGCAGATGAAAATATAGGCTTGATAAGCCAGCAGAAAAAAACTGCCCGGGCACAAGAAATACTCAATACAAATAGTGCTGCTAAATCAAAAGAAGAAACTGAAAGGGCAAGGCTAGAAAATTATATAATTAATCTTCAAATGGGTGCTACAAAAGAACAGGCGAAAGCAGAGACACTTGATTGGATATCAAAACAAAAGTCGCCTTACATATTCATGAAAAATTATGTAGCCCCATTATCATCAACAGCAAGAGATGCAGCAATAGGATATGGAGCCTTAAGAATGGGCGGAAAAATGGCTCCTCAAAGAACAAAATTTCCAACAACAACAAATATGCCGTATTAAAAAAGGAGTAAAAAAATGAGAGTAACAATTAATTTAAGCAAAGGTAAAAGAACGAAAAGCGAATTTGCTAAAGAATGTGATATTAATCACATAATGGCAAAATTCGACAAAACAGGCCGGCTTCCGGCTCTCATAAAACAAAATCCCATTTATGGGGATTTTACCACGCTTCCGTCATACATGGAAGCACAACAGATAATTATTAATGCAAACAATCAGTTCGACGCTTTAAGCCGAGAACTCAAAGGAAAGTTTAACGGACGTCCAGAAGAATTTCTGGCATATGTAAACGATCCAGCAAACAAAGCAGAACTGCAAAAAGAAGGGTTATTACCAAAGGACGAAGAAACTATAACAACAGAACCAGCAAAAACAGAGGTACCTAAATAACGCAATAAAATAAAATTCAAAACAAAAAAATGCGATAAATTAAAGGTACAATAAAATGTTAAAAAAACTAGTAAAATTATTAAAAATTACAATAACCCTTGCAGATTTGCTTAAGAAAGCAGCCGAGGCACTCGGCTGCCGCACAGGCTCCCTTGGGGGGCCTGATAGTGCAGGGGGTATCAAAAAAGACCCTATAAAGAGGGTCTAGGGACTATATATATACTTGATTACAATAGTCCCACTGACACCACAAAGGGGTCAGTGCATAAAAAAGGAGTAAAAAAATGGGCTTTAGAAGACAGAGAATGTCAAAATCAAAATCAAGGCGGTTGTTCCGCCGTACATCCGGTAGCAATAAGAAAAATTTCCGCTCCCCAATGATGAGGGGCGGGATAAGGATGTAAATTGCCCTGTTTCCACCCATTGAAGGGCTGGAAGAGCAAGGACTTAACTAAAACAGGAAAACGTCAGATAGTATTCGACCGGACGAAAGGCTATTCTGATATGGAAATCACCGTTCCTTGCGGAAATTGTATAGGCTGCCGGGCACAACGTACCAGAGAATGGGCTGCAAGATGTATTCACGAAGCAAGCCAACATGAAGACAATTGTTTCATCACATTGACTTACGACGAAAAACATCTGCCAAAGAATGGCTCATTGAATAAAAAAGACTTTCAAGATTTCATGAAACGCTTCCGGAACGAAGTTAATCCGGATTGGCAGTACAAAAAATTTATTGGCCCGAAAAGGCCATATATAAAAATTAAATACTTTCAATGTGGAGAATATGGAAGTATGTTGCAAAGGCCGCATCATCATTGTTTAGTATTTGGATGGCGTCCGGAAGATATGACGCTATGGAAAATAAAGGGAGATGTAAAGTTATGGAGGTCACCCTTTATAGAGAGTATTTGGAAGCACGGATACTCTACAGTTGGAAATGTTAATTATGAGAGTGCGGCGTACGTTAGCAGATACATATTAAAGAAAGTGTTTGGAGAGCAGGCGGATGAACATTATAGCGGAAAAGTGCCAGAATATGTCACAATGT